ACTCCTTACAGAATGGGTCGCAGTTTATATTCACGCGTAATTGGAATTCTTGGGCCTTATGTAGATGTTGAAGGTATTTGTCAATAATGCCTAACCAAACAATTCTTGAGCAGGTTCGCACACCTTTAGCAGCTGCTTTATCTAGTGTTGCCGGTAATGTTTATTCATTTGTGCCTGAAACAGTAATCCCGCCAGCTGTTGTAGTTGTGCCGGATTCACCATACCTAGAATTTGAAACAATTAACAAATCTAACATTCGTGCAAAGATCAACATGACCATCACAGTCGCAGTTGCATATAACAGCAATCCAGCATCACTCGACAATATCGAGCAATTGCTTATTAGTGTTCTGGCAGTAATTCCGGCAGGATATATTGTCAGCTCGGTCGAAAGACCAACCGTCACACAAGTTGGAGCAAGTACTCTGCTAATCGCAGATGTTCGAGTTTCTACCTACTACACAAGAACCGTCTAAGGAGTAATCATGGCAACCGTAGTAATTACCGGTCGTGATATTTCGCTGTCTTTCTCAGGTGGAACAGACATCGAAGCACAAGCGACTAATGCAGTACTAACAAAAGTCAATGAGCGTCAGGTTTATCAAACACTTGATGGCGAGGCTTACAAGACAACAAATATCTCTGGCACATTCCAATTGGATATGCTGGCAGATTGGGGCAAGGCAAACTCAGTATGTGAGGCACTATGGACAGCAGCCGAAACTGCTCCTGATACCGATATTTCAATCACACTTACAGCTGCAACCGGAGCACAATTTGTGTTTCCAGTAAAGCCAGAGTTTCCAACAGCTGGTGGATCAGGAATTGATGCACAGGAAGTTTCATTCACCTTTACAGTTTCAAAGGGTGAAGTAACCGAAACATTTAGTTAAAATCTAACAACGGGAGCAAACAATGAAGTTACCAATTACAATTGAATATAACTCAGGCGAGCAAGCCACATTTGTAGCTCAACCGCCTGAGTGGGCGAAGTGGGAGAAGGCAACCGGCAACACCATAAGTCAAGCGAAAGAAAAACTTGGCATGTGGGATTTAATGTTTTTAGCATACAACGCTCAGAAGCGCGAAGCTGCTGGAAAGCCAGTTAAACCATTTGAGGCTTGGATGGAAACAGTCAGCGATGTAATAGTCGGTGATGCAAACCCAAAAGCCACCCAGCAGGAAGCCTAAACAGATTATTGGTTGAGTTGGCGTTAGCCACACAAATTCCAATGAGCGAATGGGTTGATTCAGACGACATTTTAACAGCTATCGAAGTATTGGAGCAGAGGTATGGCAAGTGAAACAATTGCTTACAATCGCAATGACATACGCGATATTCTCAAGGCTTTCAAAGTTATGGATGCGCAAGCGACTGAGGAAGCACGAATTCAATCTAATGCGCTGGCGACTTACGCAGCTGAGCAAATTAAAACAGCAGCTAGAGGTCGAACAAAATCAGGCAAGGTTGCGCAAAGAGTTGCGGATGGCGTTAGCATCTCAAAGTCAAGCAAAATCGGTGAATTCAAATATGGTTTCGCACGACAGAAATTTTCAGGTGGGGCTAACACGCAAATCTTATGGGGTGGTGTTGAGTTTGGATCTAATAAGTTCAAACAGTTTCCTGAGTATTCAGGACGGGAAGGCAGAGGTTCGCGTGGTTGGTTTATCTACCCAACTCTTCGCAGAATTCAGCCTGAATTGATTAGCAAATGGGAAGCTGCATACAATCGCATTTTGGATAAGTGGGCATAAATGGCAAGAGATACTAGAACCTTATCGCTCAAGATCCTTGCGGATATTGATGACTTAAAAAAGAAATTAGATCAAGCTGATAATGCGGTTGAAACTAACAGTCAAAAAATAGCAGCATTTGGAAAAAAGGCTGCTGCTGCATTTGCAGTCGCTGCTGCTGCTGCCGTTGCGTATGGCACTAAATTAGCCGTTGATGGGGTCAAGGCTGCAATAGAAGATGAGCAAGCACAACTTAGATTAGCCAATGCGTTAAGACAAGCCACAGGTGCTACTGATGCCCAAATAAAGGCTACTGAGGACATGATCTTAAAAACATCACTTGCCACAGGTGTTGCCGATGATCAACTAAGACCAGCCATGCAGAGGTTGGCGGTTTCTACAAAATCAACTGAGGAAGCCCAAAAGTTATTAACACTTGCTTTAGATATTAGTGCTGCATCAGGTAAAGACTTAGAAACAGTTGCAAATGCTTTAGGTAGAGCGCAAGATGGTAATCAAGCAGCACTTGGCAGATTAGGTCTCGGATTATCTAAAGCCGAACTTGCAACATTATCTTTCACCGAAGTTCAAGCCAAACTTGCTGAACTCTATGGTGGCGCAGCAGCTACAAACGCTGAAACCTTTCAAGGCAAGATTGATCGCTTGAAGGTTGCATTTGATGAGGCTAAAGAAAGTCTAGGCGTTGCCTTGTTGCCGTTTGTTGAGCAATTTATTACATTTTTAAACGACAAAGGCATTCCAACACTTAACGGATTTATTGCAGGATTAACAGGTGATGCAGGATTAAGCGCAGCACTTACAGAAACTGGTAGAGGTGCAGAAAGTTTTGGCAAAACTATTGCAAGTATCTCAGGCATCATTGCTGGATTTATTACATTCTTAAGAGAAGCAATTGGTTTAGTTGTAAAATTAGCAAACGAATTGATTGGTATAGTCAATATCATTCCGGGTGTTGGAATAAGCAAATTACCAGACCCATCAAAATCAGGCGCTGGCAAATTACCAAATGTTCCAACGCCAAAAGGCGGATCAAACTTTAATTATGGCTCAGGCAATCCACAATATAACATTGTTGTAAACGCTATCGATGGCGAGGGTGCTGCTAGAGCTGTGGCGAAGGTGCTTAATCAAAGCGCAGCAAGATCAGCAGGATTGTTAGTTAGCGGAACAGTAGCAGTATAATGACGGCTTGGTCACCCGATTGGAAACTTACAGTTGAAGGTGTTGATTACACCGACATAGCAATAAGCGACATTCAGCATCAATCTGGTAGAACAGATATTTACCAGCAACCCGATCCATCTTATTTGCAGATCACATTTGTGGCTTTATCTGGTCAAACTTTGCCATTTGATATTAATGATAGTTTTAGTTTGCAAGTCAAAGACACATCAGGTGCTTATGTCAATATATTCGGTGGAGATATAACAGATATTACAGTTAGCGTTGGGGCTACCGGATCAATTGCAACAGTTGTTGAATACACAGTCCTTGCAATGGGATCACTTGTTAAGTTAGCAAAAGAAATTTATAACGGCACAATAAGTCAAGATGAGGACGGCAATCAAATCTTTGATCTATTGTCCAGCGTATTGGCTGGAAGTTGGAATGAAGTGCCAGCAGCTACAACTTGGGCAGGATATGATGCAACTGAAACATGGAATAATGCCGTACTTGTAGGACTTGGTGAGATTGATACTCCCGGACTTTACACAATGGAAAACCGAGCAGCTGATCCTGACACTATTTACAACATCGCAAGCCTTATTGCCAATTCAGCATTTGGTTATTTGTTTGAGGACAATCAAGGAAATATCGGTTATGCAGATGCAGACCACAGGCTTAATTATGTTTCCATAAATGGTTTTGTTGATCTTGATGCTGCTCATGCACTCGGTCAAGGACTAAGCACAATTACTCGATCAGGTGATATTCGTAACGATATTTATATCAATTATGGCAACAACTTTGGATCACAGGAAACTGCCAGTAATCTGACATCTATTGACACTTATGGCTATAAAGCCGAAAGCATAAATTCAGTCTTGCATGATGCAACCGATGCTCAAGCTGTGGCAGATCGCTATATAGCCCAACGAGCCTTCCCACTACCAGCATTCCAGAGCATTACCTTTCCAATCACAAATCCAGAAATTGATAATAGTGATCGGGATAACCTGCTAGGGATATTCATGGGTCAACCTATAAATATCCAGAACCTACCCACACAAATAGCATCTGGTGATTTTGAAGGCTTTGTTGAAGGCTGGTCATGGAGCACTAGGTTTAACGAGTTATTTTTGACAATCAATATCTCTCCAGCTTTGTTTAGTGAATTGGCAATGACTTGGGCTCGTGTGCCAGAAGATTTAACATACCTAACAATGGATCAAACTCTGACATGGGAATACGCTACAATCGTATCCTAGGAAAAGGACAAAATGGCAACTACTACAAATTACTCGTGGGTAACCCCGGATAATACAGATCTTGTAAAAAATGGCGCACTTGCCATTAGAACTCTTGGATCAGCTATTGATACAACAGTTTTTAATAATGCTAACCTAGCACTTGGCGTTCGCAAAAATTATTTAATTAATGGTGGTTTTGCTATCGCTCAGCGTGGCACAACTTTTACTTCAACAGGTAGTGCAAACAATGATGATGCTTACACGCTAGACCGCTGGTATATTTTATCAGATGGAAATGATGTAATTGATGTTAACCAAGAAACCACTACAGTTCCTACAGATGGTCAGTTTGCGATCGGCTTAGATGTAGAAACCACAAACAAAAAATTTGGTATTGCCACTATTATTGAAAACAAAGATTGCATTGGTTTGATAGGCAACACAGTTACATTTAGTTTTAAGGCTAAAGTATCTGCTACAACTAAATTAGATAATGTTAAAGCAGCCATTGTTGCTTGGTCAGGAACAGCTGATACAGTAACTAGCGACATCATAAGTGCTTGGGGTGTAGAAGGCACAAATCCAACACTTGTTGCAAATGCAACTTATGAGGCAACGCCTTCCAATTTATCCGTAACTACATCTTATGCAACTTATAATGTAAGTGCGACAGTAGACACAGCAAGCACTAAAAATCTTATTTTGTTTATTTGGTCAGATGTAACTGATACAACAGCTGGAGATTTTTTGTATATTGCCGAAGCCAAATTAGAATTAGGATCTACAGCCACAGCCTTTGTTTATGCAGGTGGCACAATCCAAGGTGAGTTAGCCGCTTGCCAAAGATACTATTACAGAATTACTGATCCAGCCACAAGTCAAGGTTACACAGCAATTACAGTTATGCATGATACAAATATAAGTGGCAGCACTACCGGTAATACTATTGTTTCACATCCTGTGCCAATGCG